TATTATATACCCAAAGTTCATTAGCTCCGATAATTTCAGCTGGATTAATACTAACTAATTTCAACTCTTTGAAATCCTTAGCATATTTCAATTTTGAAATTAGTTTTTCTTTAGTTGGTGCTTTTTTAACCCGGGCCTTCTTCGTAGCTTGTTTTACTTGGCGATATTCATCCAAAGCCAATAATACAAGATCCAGCCAGCCAATAATTCGTTTAAAGTCTGCTGTTTTGTAATGCTTATAAGCTTCTGTTAGTTGAGCATCTTTTTTAGATTGGGCCAACTCCAATTCAAATTTTCGATTTTCGAAAATAGTTCTGTATTTGGGCAATTGCGCCTGTATGACTTTATTGGTTGTTAGAAAATCGTAGGGCTTAAAGTTTGGTTTAGTATTCTTAACGATTTCGTCAAACATACCTTCCATTTCGCCGATCAATTCGGAAGTCTTTTCTGCCAACCTATCTTGAATTGTAGGACGGTACTCTTGTGCTTTAGGTTTTGTAGTAATTTCTTCCGGATCAGGCTCCACATCAGTAATTGCATTGATAATAGACTTTTTAAGAAATTCAATATGATTTTCTTTCAAGGGCATACCGGCACGATGTGCCATGATCAAACTGCAAACAGTCATAGGAATACTTCTGTCAGCACTACGCTTAAATGCTTTAACTTGTACTTTATCAAAAAGGTCCGATTTTTCTGCCCATTCTTCTACATATTTTTTTGTATCTTTTTGATTGTAAAAATAATTGTAGTAAAAGAAACTTTTACGCAATAGGTGATCAAAGTCTTCGTCACTCCATTCTAAGGCATCTTGTGGCCACTCAGGTTCACCGCCTGTATATTTTTCATCCGCAAACAAAGGATTTCGGACCCGGGGAGGTTTAGTTTTAATTTTAATTCCAGCAACGGTGGGCATGTTAGATTCCTTTAGTTAAATAAGCCAAAGTGATATATTGCTCGAGATTAGTAACTAGTTCATCAAATCTAGTTAGCTCTTTCTCATATTGAGCTGTTATTTTACCAATTCTACGACATTCAATAAACAAATTATTTACAGTTCGTTGAGTCTGCGTTAAGGATTGATACATTTTTTGTAGATCAATCTTTTCCCTACCGGATGATATTTTTGCAATCTCATCACGACAATTGTACATTCTAGTTATGCAGTTTAACATATCTGCCATTTAATAAGTATAACACCTTTGGTTTTTATTGTCAATCTAACCATAAATACATGATTAAAGGGTTGAATGTATGCCTAGGCTAAGTATGTGGCGTCCAAACCACACCAACGATTACAAATTTTTTGACAAATTAATATCCGAACAGTTTACAGTGGGCGGCACAGGCATTCTTTTACACAAATATATCGGCACAAACAGCCAGGCAAATAGTTATGTCACTTCGAATTCTACTACATCAGGTGCCACATTATATTTTAGCAATGTGGCTAATTTTGAACCAGGTCAAACTGTACAAGGTGTAGGTATAGGTGCGAATACTGTTATTGTTAGCACCAACACTGTAAGCAATACTGTTGTTCTAAGCAGTAATATAACATCAAACATTTCAACAGGACAATCCTTAAGTATATTTTGGAAAGATGCATCGCAACCTGTTTATCAAAATCAAAGTGCACTGAATATTCAGGACTTATTATTTTTAGAAAATAGGGACAGAAAATATGATAGTTCCGTCTATACTCTTCGGGGTGTTTATACTGTTAATGATAACGATTTTGATTTAAACCAATTTGGTATATTTTTAAGTGCAGACACAATTTACATGACGTTTCATTTAAATGATACTGTGGCTATTTTAGGTCGCAAAATAATGTCAGGCGATGTTCTAGAACTTCAACATAAAAAGGATTACTATCCTTTAAATGAAGAAATTCCCGCTTTATTAAAAAGATACTATGTAGTCCAAGACATAACATTTGCAGCAGAAGGTTTCAGTCAAACTTGGTGGCCACATTTATTAAGAGTTAAAATGACTCCGCTAGTAGACAGTCAAGAATACAAGGATATTATAAATCAAATTACAGGCACAGACAGTCAGGGCAATGTAACACCATTGGGTTCCTATTTAAGTACATTAGATAAACTACTAGAAATAAATGATGCAGTTATAGCACAAGCCGAAATAGAAGTTCCTAAGAGTGGAACTAACGTTGATGAATTATATGTAGAACCAATTAATCCGGATGGTAGCCCTGGGGACCCAACTGGAGTACAAGTCGATATTACTCAAATGACAGTAGATTCTACTATGAATTTTGCTGCTACACAGGCTACTACTCCCGACACTAATATACCTGCGTATTTGGGAGGAGATGGGTCTCCTCCCAATGGTTGGCCAGTGGTTGCCAGAACTAGTTTCCCACAAGACCCAACCATCGGCGATTACATATTACGTACAGACTTCGTTCCTAATAGATTGTTTAGATATGACGGTACACGATGGACCAAGATAGAAGATTCTGTCAGAACTGACCTGACCCCAGGACCAAATAATCGTACACAACGTAGTTTGTTTGTAAATAATACTGATACCTTTATAGATAATGAAGGCCGAACACAGCCTGTCAGACAAAGTCTTAGTAAGGCATTGACCCCAAAGGCAGATAATTAATGTCTCTCCAACAATTTTTTTACGATAATCAAATTAGAAGATACATCATTCAGTTTATGAGAATGGTATCTAACTTCCAAGTAGAATTTGGTCGAGACCGTAATGGAATTACCGCATTACAACGAGTTCCGGTAATATACGGTGACAGCAGTAGGCAAGCAGCATCCATTATTAAACAAAATAGCGAAAACATTATGAATGCTGTTCCAGCTATGGCTGTTTATGTGAGTGGATTAACCTATGACAGAGCCAGACTACAAAATCCTAGTTATGTGGGGAAATTAAATATAAGAGAACGATACTATGACCCGCAAACAGGCGATTATAGCACTACACAAGGAGATGTACTTACTGTAGACAGGTTAATGCCGGTTCCCTACAAATTAACTATTAAGTTAGATATTTGGACCAGTAATACAGAGCAAAAGCTCCAATTATTAGAACAACTTTGTATTTTATTCAACCCGGCATTAGAAATTCAAAGCACAGATAATTATATCGATTGGACTAGCATCAGTTATGTCCTGTTGACCGATGTTCAATGGAGTTCAAGAACTGTGCCTTTAGGAACAGAAAATCCAATTGATATAGCAACATTAACATTTGAAATCCCGATTTTTATCAGTGCACCTGCATTAGTTCGTAAATTAGGAGTAATTCAAAGAATAGTTGCCAGCATTTTCGATGGATCGGGAAACTTAAACAATGCTATATATGACGAATCCACATTACTTAGTAGACAGTATTATACCCCAATGAACTATGGAGTGATTCTATTAGAAAATGAACTAAGACTGGTCAAATATAATCAGCCTGTAAAACATGAATTTGGCACTCAAGTAATTAAAGAGCTTGTTGCTAACGTTTCTGCCAATACCACAGTGATACTAACCGATACAGATGGCATAGAAGCTAATATGATTATTACTAGTGCTAGCATTGCTAGTAATGTAAATCCTAGTATTCAAACTGTGCCCAATTGTTTAGTTTTACAGGTTAACGGCGACACTGTATTAACTAGCAATGTTATTACTGGTAACATTGGCGATAAAATTGCATTTACTGCAGTAACTAGAAAAACAGGAGCAAGCGAAGTTTGGAGGGATATTATTAATGTATATGGTAATTTAGTAAATGGTTCTAGTGCTATTACTTTAGAACTAGACGACGGAAACGAAGTTGTTGGTACAGTAGCATACAATCCTATAGATGATACTAGTTTAATATGGACTGCTGATATAGATACTATTCCTGTTAATACTTTACTACCTGTTAATGCTATAATCGACCCACTGAGCTCACGACCTAATAGAGACTTACAAGATTTGGCCCCAGGCACAAGATACTTACTAGTTAACGATTATGTATCAAAAGATGGAGCTCAACCTGCATATAATTGGTTAG